CCTGGGCCGCGCCGGATACCTGGGCCTCGCCGAATACCTGGGCCGCGCCGGATACCTGGGCCTCGCCGAATACCTGGGCCGCGCCGGATACCTGGGCCGCGCCGGATACCCGGGCCGCGCCGGATACCCAGGCCTCGCCATTTTGTGAGAGATTCCCCTCCTTCTCCACCCATCCCCCGAGGTCGCCCTTTTTCAGCTGTATGGATTCGATCTCAATAAGACTCCGAATCCTGAAAAACTTGGTTCCTAGGAAGACCTGCTCTTCACCAGTAAGCTCATATTTTTTCATCTTAAAATGCCCCCCGGATCGTCGCCGTTTTCTTCAACGCCATCAACCGTTCATACAGCCTCATATGTGTCGTCTCCGCCATAATCTCCGCCAAGATTGCATTTGACACCTCCACGTCCTGCAACACTTTCGCCTTGAGGTCTTTCACCGTCAACCGATCTCCGAACGCGGACGCCTCGGCCTTCAGCTTCAAATGGGCATACCCTTCCACCCGTTCCCGCTCCGCCGTGGCCTTCCGCCAGACCAGTAGGGCATCCGCCACTTCGTCGGGCAACTTTTCCAATTCCTTGACGATATATTCGTTATTCACGGCGTTTATCCCTCACGTCTTCATACAACCAATATCGACTTATCCATGGACATGACAAAGGGCGAAAACCTTTTTCCTCCATTCTCCCGAGATAATGGGACATTTCGATCAGCAATTTCTCGCACAGAACTCTATCTTTCATAGTCTCTCCATTGCAATCTCTCGGCCTATAAACGTTTCCGCCCATGCGATACGATGAATATGGATTTTTTCCATCAACGGCAGATTGTCCGCCCGCTGATTGCACTTAAAATGCGCCAACGTCAGGTTGTCGTTATGGCTAGTCCCGCCCTTATTCACACCCACCAAATGCTCGATGGTCATATCATTTTCCGGCATTTCCTTTTGGCAAAAAAAACACAACGGCCCATCCCGCATGAACAGGGACGCCTTCATTTTCCCGGACAATGTTTTCCGCCGCCCCGTAAACCCCATGGGGATATTGAAATTATCGTCGAACGCCTTGAGGCATTCCTGGACGAACTGCCCGGAAGAGGTGATATTCCCCGACTTATTGATATAGATCACATGGACCGCGCCCCGAGCGCGAAACCGCGCCAACTCGTAGGGATTGGTCGGGGCCAAAACGTCCGCCCCCTGCCGCCGTAACCATTCCACAAATTTCTTCGTATCAAAACTCCAGCTACTCACTCGATCCCCCTATAGCCAAAAATTAATAAACCCAATGCAATGAAATAAAACACACTCCAATATAGGTCATATTCTAGAGCGTCCGTGATAGAAGGCCAAATCCTCGTCGAGTATTTATTCCATAAACAAACCCCTTCCATAATTCCATGCTGGGCCATAAATCGGGCAAGGAAGCAACAAAAATGGCCCGACCAATCATATGCTACCATGCACCAACCAAGACTAAAAAACGTTTTCCTTCTCACTCGATGTCCAAGGCGCGGATTTGACTTGCTACAATTCCACCTTCCCCACATTCTTCCGCACACTTCGCCGCTCTCTCCCTGAGCCGCTCCAGTTCTTTACGGAGGCGGGAGCGAAAAGCGGCATTAATTCTATTCGCCAAATACATAGCCGAATCCTCATCAAAGGTAGAATTATTCCGCCAATTTTCGTTCTCGACCCGATGGCCGGTAGGCAATTCGATCCAAAACCACTTTTGTCTATTATCACTTTGTGATTTTATTAGAGCAAACTCCTTCTCCGTCGGATTTATCATTCTTCAGTCCTCCATATTCCACATTTCAGGCAGACCTGAGCGTCGCTCCCCATCGCCTCGGAGTGCATATCCATCCATACGTGCTGACAATCCTTCTCCTCCTGCTCGGTCATGGTTTCAACCTCCGATTCTTTCCCGTCATTTCCAATACGTCGCAACACCCAACGATCCGATCCGTGATCCGCGCCCCATACTGCTCATCCAACCCCGAGGGGGGGAGATTCGACGTGATGAATGTTTGCCGGAGATATTTTTCCCGTCGGTCCAAAAGATAATACGTCGCCTGGACTACATAGGGCGTCGGCTTTTCCACACCAAGATCGTCGATCACCAACCCCGGAATGTCCGCCAACTTTTTTAACTTCTGATAGGCGGTGGTTTCCCCGTCGCCGTTTTTAAAAGCGTCTTGAATTTCCATAATAAACGCCGGATAATCGATCCACCGCCACACGTCGGGAATAGAATGAAGATAGGCGTTTTTTTCGTCGGCAATAAATTTCTTATACCAATCATTCAAAAACAAAGCCATCGCCATTGTCTTTCCCACCCCGACCCTCCCCCACAAAAACAATCCCCTAGGTGATTCATAATATCGTTCTATCGCCTTAGCCAAGAACGCGGGGGTTTCCAATTTCCACTGCTGACAATTCGGCGGAATTCCATCCGCATTTAACCGCTCAGGTAACTTTTCAAGAAGACCTTCCCGCAACCGCACCGCGCCAATCCCATGACACGACGCGCAATATCCGGGCCACTTTGGAGCCTTATCCCCCAAAGCCGCCTCATTCCCACACCGAACGCAAAGATCAAACGCGCTTAGAAATTCCGGCGAGGTCTTCGTTTCGGTCTGGATCCCCTCCACCGTTTTTTTCATTATTTGCCCCGCCCGTATCAATTCGGGTTTTCCCATTGAATGCTCCTTTTTTTTCAAATAGGCCGGACCAATTGTTTGCCATTGAATAATCCACAGCCTCTCGCCTCCGTTCTGCTGGGATCGCTTTAAAACACCTCCAGAGGGCCTGCAACCCACGTTCCCCCTTATACCCCTGCCCACGCTCCTTTTTGTAGGCTAACCACTCTAGAATCGCATCCTGATCGTTTTGGAGTTCATCTGGAATAATCAAGCCTGATGGTTTTTCGCTATATATTAATTCCTTTCCTTTTCCTATTCCCTTTCCTTTACTCCTTTCCCTTTCCCTTTCCCTTTCCTGTGATCCAAGTTGATTCATAGTTGCTTCCACGTTGATTCCCGAATTTTCAATAACAGGCGGGGCAGGCAATTCGCTTGGATATTTCACCTCGTTTCCACAAATCCGCTGATGGATTTTAAACCCAGGGATATAGATACATCGTCTCCCTCCGCCTTCATACCGGGTGATGAATCCGGCTTTATCTAGGACATCCAACATACTTTCAATATCACATTGGTCATATGGTAGAACCTCGGTTTTAATCAACCTCGGACGATCTTCTAGCCGCCCATCCCTATCCGCCATCAACCAAAGCCCCTGGAAAAGCAACCGGGTTAATGGTGGCAAATCCCCCAAATCCTCATCTTTAAAAAAGGCTGGTTTTACGGTTCGAATTCGCATATAAAAAACCTCAAAACGTCTAGAGCGCATTGTAATGGGTTTCGGGTAATTTCTGATCCCGTAAATCGCAACACTTTAAATCCAGCTTTTTGAAGTTCCCGGTCCCTACTTTTATCGTGTTGCACTTGGTATGCCGTCTTCTCATGGAATTGGTGTCCGTCACATTCGATAATAATTTTGTTTGTCGTATCATCAACAATAAAATCCACAACATACCGCCCGATTCTCACTTGACGCCGCAACCTAATTTCTTGCTGACCCTCACGAATTTTTTGAAAGAGGGCGATATCCATCAACTGTTCTATGGGTGTTTGTTTTAGGAAATCCCTGGAGGTTACATGAACGCCATATTCCGCATCTATAATTTCAATTTCCCGATCTTGGCATTTATCAATTAAGGCATGAATTTCCTTTTCTGGAAACTCAAAATTCACGTTAATCTGTGACACGTCTCCCCCTATTTGCTTTTCAGATTGAAAATAAGGTGTCGGATCGTGATGTCGAGATTTGTGATTTGCGAATCGAAGACCCCCCGCGAATAAATTTCATCGTTGAGGATTTGCATTTGTGTGATTCAGAAGATACGAAGGATCCAGGAGAAGACAAAAAGGACCACCCCACCGAACAACCGTGACGGAGGCCTGAAAAGGCTGGACACGGGGTTTCGGCTTACCGGCCTATCCGATGGGGTGGAAGGATTTTGTGACATGACGCCTCCGATTGTCCGCGGTAACGGAACACGCTATTATGACTTTTTCTCTTTTGGTTTGTCCACTTCTTTTTTCTCTTTTTCCCCGGACGCCTTTTTCTCATCCTCCCATGCCTTCATCGCCAAACCAATAATATTTTCTGAAACCTTTTTCACGTCTATACCCACCGCTTTTGCGTTTGTTTCAATATCGTGCGCCGAGCCAAATGTTCCCATCCACACCACTTTCAATAATTCGTCGGGGGGTATTCCCGCCATGAATTTTTTAATCTTCTGTGCGGTATTTAACCCCACCAATTTTTGAGGTTCATATATCCCCGATAATATAGTGGTGGACTTATCGATATTTTGGTAATCCACCGCCCACAACGCCCACACTTCCATAATCTTTCGTCCGGGGTTTCTCCCGTTGAAAGCATCACCGATTCGCGCCGCTAACGACTGTACGACGTGTTTCCTGATGAATTGTTCCTTTTCCCAATCGTACGCACCTGCCGCGTCCGGCTTTTGCATCGTCTTCGGAAGCACCGACGCATCCGTAACCGTAAAGATCACTTTCGGCTTTCGATCTGATTCAAACCGCCCCGCCTTGACGATGCCCCATCCGAACGCTTCCGGCTTCTCTTTGAGCAATTTCTTGCCCGTTTCCTGGTCCTTAGGTTCCACACTGAATACGGGTTGCCCCTTAAAAACACCGTCATACCCCGGCGCGCCCCCGATCCCCAGAAACCTCATCGCGGCATATTTCGCTTTATTTTCCTCCGCGAATTCTTTATAGAAGGTCCGCTCCTTCTTGGCAAAACACAGAGGACCCGTGCAGATTCCGTCTTCCGCCCGATCAAAAAGAAGCTCTTGGTTCGACGAATTGAACGGGCATTCTTTACACGCCACCTCTTCGGCATAAGGTCGATCTTTCGGGAACGCCGCCCCGCGTAACGGATGTTCCACGCTCTTCTCGATCTCCCGTTTCAGGTCTTCCACCGTGGGATACAAATGATTCCAGGTGTTCTCCTTCGTGGCGAAAACCGCCAATTTTTCCCGCGTCTTCTCAGGTGCCCGCATAATCTGATGCCCATGCTCTGCCGTCAACTTCCCCGCCGCGATCAACTTCTGCACCGCCTCGGGGAGATTCAACAACGACAACGCCCGGACAACGTAGGCTACGGGCTTTTTGGCGATGCTTGAGACTTCCTTGTTCCCCCCAAACCGCTTGAACAATTCCGCCATCGCCCGCGCTTCCTGAATTGGGTTCAACTCAAGACGGTGGATATTTTCCGCCGCCCGGAGGTTCGCCGCTTCGTCGTCCGTCAGCATAAACTTACGGACGGGGACTAACTGCACTCCCAGCATTTTTAATGCATGATACCGTCGATACCCGGCTACCAGATCGAACTTGGTCGGATCCGCGTTTGACCGGACCGTCAGCGGATTCATCAGTCCCACCGTCTGAATAGAGGCCATCAATTCTTTCATGGCCTCCCCTTTATCAATTTCTCGGTAATTTTCCCCCACCACAATATCGTCTATTCCAATCAATTCTCCCACCAACACTTCCGACTTCCCCGCCCCTTCCGCCGCCGTCTCCATGATTTTCTCCTTTGATTCGTGAATTATTCTTCCCACACCACCACGCCCGGCAACCTCAATTCCGCCTTGAGCGACCGCGCCTGTTGCCCGAGAAAAACCTCATCCGCTTTGATAGAGGCCAAGGGAGCCTTCCCCGCCGCCACAGCCGCTACCAACGCCTTGAGGTCCGTTACCTTGGCCTTCCATCGCGCTTGAGTCGCCCCGCCGAAACCCTTGGGGACTACGCTGGGGGCCACCACCTGGGGGACCGCCACAGGCTCCGCAATCGCCTGCTGAGCCGATTCCTTAAACCCCGCCTTCTCCAATTCCGCCGCCCGAGCCACCGCCTCATCCTCCGCCCGCTTTCGCGCCTCTTCCTGCGCCTGACGTTCCGCCTCTTGGCGTTTCCGCTCCTCTTCCCGTTGCCACGTCTTCATCAATCGCACTTGCTCCGCCTTGTTTTCTTCCAGAGGCTTTAGAAACTTATCCCGTAAGGCAATCATTGCTTTCCACGCCTTATGCGCCGCGTCACACGACGGGTCAAAATGCTGATGGACTTTCTTTTCAGTATCCACCAGGGCCTTCCACCGCTCCCCCGCCATTTCGTAAGACATCGCATCCACGACCGGGATGAGGCCCAGCGACTTAACCTCCGCTTCGAGGGCTTGCTTCTCCGGGTCTAAGGTTTGTAGTTCCGTCGGCATATCGTTCTCCTTTACAGCTTCAATTCACCGCAATTGATCCGTCGATGGACCATGGCGTTTGCGTTCAAGAACATCACCGTATCCATCACGTCGTCCCGATGGGGTATCAGTTTATACTTCCCGTTCTCCGGCAATTCCAGCGCAAAACGTTTTATCACTCTTGGGAGCCATTCGATCATGGTCATCCCCATCGGGCTTGGCATTTCTTTGATGAGGATGGTTTGCGCGGCCGTTTGCAATTCGGCAGGAAGCCCTGACCGACCCGTTTTCACATCGACACACCACAAGACGTCCTGGACCTCAAAAACAAAATCCGGGGTTCCGCAGAAACCGAACTGAAAAGAACACAGGGGTTGTTCGACCAAAATCAGCTTTGGTTGCACGTCTTCCAAGAACTTCTGGAAGCCCCGGACCCTGGCCCGATACTCCGGCCTCACTGTGTCCCAATTAAGATCATTCTCCGCCAAGAACCAACAGGCCCGGTGAATGTCTTTCCCTCTCTGACGCGACTCCTCCGTGAACCATTCCTTATTGGTGATGAATCCGGTCAGGTCCAATATTCGGGTGATTCCCGGCGCGGGGATCCCATTGATAGCATATCGGTGTAGGACCGGATCGAACGTGAAGGTTTTAGACCCCAGGGGTAACGTCGCAGACTTCATTTCGCGCCCCCTCGATCCTGAAATGGGCTACCACCGTTTTCTTCGCATGCCGCGCCGTATGGAAGACCTTTGCCATATCTGTGCTTGTGGTATGCAAATACACTGGCCCTTGGGCGTCCATCACTTTAATAAGATAATCCCATTTGTCCTTTTCGCCCAGCGGTTTATATTGAATGTCGGCCACCACCCCGACCACCGCAATTATATTTCCCACTGGCGCATCCTTCGCCTCCGAGCTTTCCGCTGGCAACTCGGGCAACGCCGTTTCAGGCGGGGCCACCTCCGGGGACGGTTTGATCTCCACCGCGTCAGGCTTCGTTTCAATCGCCGGGGGCGGCACACTTTCGCTGGCCCGCTTCGGTCCTTCGTCCTTCACGGTTTCGGTGTCGATAATTTTATCCGGGTCAATATCAATCACCTCTTCGACGCCCGACACACCCTTGAGCATATCCGCCGCCGCGTCCCGCGCCGCGAACCAAAAGGCCCGCCAAGACATTTGCCGCCATGGGTAATCCGTCCATGGCCCCGCCTTCCCCCACAATTTCGCCGTTCGCGCATCGTCTTCTCCGAAGGTCCGCTCAATCACTTGACCGTCCGGTCGGGTGATCTTGCATCGCGCCCGCTTGTTTTTCTTGACGATCTCGATATCGTCTTGGTCGATTTTGCATCCCTTAGAAAACAAGATCGCCTTTCCAAGGTCGCCAAAGATCGCCGGACGACCGTTGATCACCGCCAGATTTTGAATGGCTTGCATGGGCTTGAGGTCCAACTCCAAACCCATCTGTACCGCGATCAACACGTTTCCCGGTTTCCCTTTATAATCCTTCGGGACCATATCGCTTTCCGCCATCAACTTTGCCAAGCTCTCCGCTTCTTGATACGTTCTCGGGACCAACGAAAACACCCCCGTCGCCGCCACAGGCTTAATATTCCCACCGTCTTTACCATTCGTCATAATGCCCCCTTTGGACAAAAAAGAAGCGCGCCCGCTCGACCAGGAGGAGGCGCGCTTCACAGAATCGGAATTTTTTTACTCTGGTCGAGCATCCAAAATGTATACCCTATTTGCAATAATTTGTCAATCCCCCTCCAGCATTTCCATAAATTCCAGGTACGGGAACCACTCACTCGGGATTCGTTCCCCCTCGATATAATTAAACCACACGCCCCGCCCTTCCATTAGCGCTATCAGCATGGCTTGCCCCTTATCGTCTACCGCGTATTTTTGCGCATTTTTTCCGTCGGCATTTTCCGCTATCCATAGATATTTAACTGTCATATTAGCCCCCTAGCGATTCTTCTTATTGAGTTGCTCACGCGCCCGCCATCGGAGATACGTCTTCCGCATCCCCCACGAAACGCTATCCCCCGCGTCAATCAATCCTCTCAGCCGATCGGCATAGAATCCGAAGGTCGAAGTGAATTCGCTGGCACATTCCCGTCGGCCCTTCTCTAAGACATTTACCGCCTTTTCCATCAAGACGAACGCCTGGTTCAGACGACGGCTTGGATATGCGCCCCTAACCATGACGCCGGGCCTTGAGTTTCTTCACCGCCCGCGCCAACCTCTTCCCGATAGCGCCCGATTCAATCCCATGCCCCATGGACAGATTCAACCGCTTTGCGCTCGATACCGCATTTAACCGGGATTCAAATGGAGGGCTGGTCCAATCGAAAACATACACGCGCCACCCCTTGGGACCTTTCACCACATTTGCAATTTCCAGCATCGTCGCCTCCTTTTACTCCAATTCTTTAACGAGAATTACTTTATAATCGTCCAGGAGTTCTTCATGGAGAAATGATGCCGCCAATTCCGTGGCCTCCGTCCAATTTTTCCCCCAGACATCGCTAACTCTTACCGTGATACGCTCTCCACGGAAAAAACCCTCAAACACAACGGAGTAAGACTTCACGGCTGTTTCCGCTCCTTTTTATCGGGCGCTGGAATTCCCGGCACGCAGGCGGAATCAATGACCTCCTTTGCAAAAAGTGGGACATAAAACGTCTTGCCTATCACGCACTCATCCTTTGTTCGGAAGTTTGCGACCACCATTGTATTGCCACTCACAAACCAAATAACCAGCCACCATTGCAACATAGACCCTCCCCTTTTTAATTATTTATGCTTCGGATCACTTCTTCAAACTTCCGCGCCGTCTCCTGCGCTATAGCCACCAGCTTATCGTTCATCACGCGGATTTGTTCCAACTCGGCCATAGCCTCCAATGCCGTATCGATCAGCTTGTCGTACTCTCCCACATAAGATTCAAGCGTCTTTTCTTCCGGCATATATCCCCCAACTCTTTTTCAATCCCTCCGCCCGGACTTCCCACCGGGCCGTCGTTTACTGCCGGGGATGTTTAGTCCCCGGCATGGGTCACTCAATCGCGTTTCGTCCGTTCGGCAATGTTCAGGAACGCTTCCCATTCGCCACCACTCATCGCCAAGATATCGCCCCCGGTCCGCTCTAATTCCGTTGCCCGGTCATAATCCGGCACGTCCTGGCTGGTCCGTGTCACGGCGTTCAACAGCCCATACTGCGTCAGATCGCCGCCCTTGATGAGGTGTTGAAGTACGCCGGACCGCTCATCGTCATTCAACGCATGGTCGCGCCGCACGACTTCCACCACTTTAACCACGTCCACATCAATGATCCTCTCCGTGGCTTCTTTCATCCGCTCCACGATCCGCCCGAACACGTCTTGGTTGAACGCGCCCGCCACCACGTCCCGCACCTTCATCCAGAACGCTTTATCGTCCGCCTGGCGGGTTTCGTCCCGGAAGAATTCCGCGGCCATATCACCCTCCGCCCCGGAACGTCCCACGTGATACTTTCGCATCGCATGATCATTGACGATCAGCCCATTGAGACAGACCAGACGGAATACCAGGGGTTCTACCTTCACGGACCCCAGCCCGACCTCACTATTACTGATGATGATCCCCGCCTGTACCACATCGCCATTCTTAATCTCCGCCGTGACCTTCGGCGTCACGGCTTTGATATACAGACGCTTCTGGGTCAGTTCTGAGGATTCCACCTTGACCCCCATCTTTCCCAGGATGGGCAATACCGCCGTCGCCATATCCAGGTTATCCAGGGGCCGATACCGATCACTCAGAAACGCCCGCGCCGTCCCGTCTAGGGTCCGTACCATCTGCTTCTCTTTTTTCGCACCGAACCAATGGTTCACGTTATCCACCATCAGCCCAGGGGCCTCCAATTTCATCCGGTCATAATACTTCTGAGGGATTCCGACCCGTGACGCGATCTGTTGGTGGGCCACATCATTGATCGGGAATAATCCATGCCCGTTTACCCTCAAACAAGGGCCACGATCTTCTCCATCGATATTCCATTGCGCCACGACCTCCAACTCCGTGGTGGGCGCGATGAAGTCCCGCTTACTCTCCTGCTGACGCTCCAACTCTGCCGCCAACTTCTGCAACGAGCTTCCGGTTTTCATGGTTTTTCTCCTTTTGGGTTTTCGGGGTATCGCTCCCGTTTCCCTGCCCCCTCGGGGGCTGAAATCTTTTTTACAGCCAGGGATTTAGCGACAACCGCCAATATATTTAAAAAGGCTTTCCGATGGTCTTTATCCCATTCCTCATGCCCTATTTCCCATTTCACCGACCCGTGCCGCGCCGTCCGCACCTCCACTACGATTTTCATACCTCCGCCTCTTCCCACCGATTCGGATCCGTCAATTGCCACCCGACCAATCGAAGGCGGCGAACTGCCAAAAGCTGGCTCTCGAAATTAGGGATATTGACCACCGCGTCCGTCACCGTCCGCCCGTCCGGCCAAATGCTGATGGTTGCGGTCCCGTTCCGCATCTTTACGATCATTCCTTTCATTGGAATTTCTCCCCTAGCCTCTTCAACTCCTGAATCCGCGCAAGGTAGGCAGATTCGGTTTCGAAGCTGTGCATGATATTTTCTCCATAGAGAGGATTCTCACTCCTCCTAGCCGCCGCCTTGGACATCTGCCCACACGCCACATAATAGGTTCCAAGTTGCGGATTAATCCGCTCTTTGATGTAATACTGTTTCATGGCTATTTTCCTCCTTTCAGATATCCGTTTTCGCGCAGGAATGCGCGTCCGCAGACCGTCGAAAGCATGGCCTGTTTCCGTGAAACTTTTTGGGGTTTAGAACGGATTTGTTTGGTGGGTTGATTCGGTTTCCTGGTCGAGCTTGACATCTGAGTCTCCTTTTGGCCTTCGGGGTTTTCGCTCCCGTCGCCGCGCCCTCGCAAGGGCTCTTGTATCTTCTACTCAAATTGTATATCCTATTTGGATATTCCGCAAGTCCTTTACGCCATCTGCGGACCAGGAGACGAAAATGGTGATGCCCAAGAAACCCGCGAACCTTGTGATCAAATATCCCTACATGATCCGCTGGTCCCGAAACGATTTAAAATTGCTGGCCCGCAATGCCTTGAAACGCCGCATGAAACGACCCGCCTATCTCCGCTGGTTGATTCGGACCGATACCCCCTAAAACAAAAGGCCCCCGCCGATGACCTGGCGGGGGGTGGCGGCGTCCGGGGGAGGACGCGGGATCGGTACCATTTATAGCAGTCTATAGCGTTCTATTCGTTTGGTTTTTTCGGTCTTCCTCGAATGACGACGCGCCGCCTAATACCACGGCATCATACATCGCCCGCCCTTCGATCATCCGCGCCTCACGCAATAATGGATTCTCCGTAAGCCAAGCCAACCATTCCAACGCCTCAAGTAAGATCGCGTCGCACTCCTCTTTTGCCCTCTGCGTATACCGATAGAGATAATCATGCAGAACCGTCGCCAGCCAATACCACCCGAAAGGCGGTGTCACTACCCATGATTCACGCGGTGTGCTGGCTCCGTCGCTCTCCGCTCCAACCCCCACCGCAACGACTTCCCCGTTTTTCCGGGTGAAATAGAATGGTTCCAAGACACAGACATTACGCCCGTCTCCGGTCTCTACCTTTATTGATAATCGATCAAAACCCATCCGCGTTTAGGCGGGTTTGACTGGCCCAACCGGAGGGACTGCTGGCGGGGCTTGCACCGTCACCGCTGGGACCACCGCTTTATTGGTCAACCAGCTTGAAATGAGATGCGATATCCCGGCTACTAACGTCGTTCCCGCGAATTTCGCCAGCCACCCGATGATCGTATTTGGGTCGATCCCCAACGCCGCCACCACCGGGGCCACCTTCTGAGACATCAAGAATCCTGACGCCACAGCCACGCCCGCGTTGATCGCCTTCGGCAACTCCTTTTGGATGATCCACACTTCCACTTTCGTTTCTATGTCCTGTAGAATACCCATTGTCCACCCCCCTACGAATTTACCCACTCAAAATTAAACGGCATCCTGGGATACTGCCCGGGCTTTTCCAACTGCCAATGCGAATGTGGCCCGTCCACGTTCCCCGTTTCGCCTGATACTCCGACGGGTTCACCGCGTTTAACGGAGTCGCCCCCTATCATAAAGAGGGTTGAGAAATGCCCGCCCGTCAAAATCCATCCCGCCGGATCCGGCAACTCAATCAAAACATGAATCCCGTACCCCTTTTTTGGATTCGTCGGGTCTTGCCACCCGGCCACCAAAATTTTTCCGTCGCTGGGCGATATCAGCGGCGTCCCCGTCGGGCATTTGATATCAAGCCCGCCGTGTTGCCCCATCATTTCCCCCAGGTGTTCCGCCTGCCCCCGGACCCAATTCCCCTCCGCATCGAAATGATACCCCCACAACGGCCCCCATTCCGCAAACTGTTTTCCGTCGGGAAATTCTATCCCACACGGACGCAATAATTTGATCGTGTTATCCACGGGGCCACATATCCTTTTCTTTCGTACAGGGTTTGCAAAATTCTTTATCGGTGTTCACCACCGTGACGTTGCTATATTTTTCGCTGACTTCCCCCGTCGCCGGATCAAAATAATGATGGCAACTGGCGCAGATCAATAACCCGTCGTCCATCATTTCCTCCCCGCAATCAGCCGATCCAATTTAGCATTGATGATGGGGATTTGTTTCTCCATCTCCTGCTGGACCGCTTCCCCCCGGCTGATGCGCGTTTCGTGATCGTAAATCTTCGTCGATATATCGGAAATTTCTTCCTTGAAATAACCCGAGTCCGTCTTCATCATCCCCCAAAACATGCCCAACATTATGATTGGGACACACATGGACACAATTTCCACCCACGTTTTCCAATCCGCCCTCGGTTCTATTTCGTGGTATTCCCGCCGTTCAACCATATTCCCTCTTTCCCGCCAGTGAAAAAAATTAAACCACACCACCGTTCCGCTCCATTATCGTTGCCGATCTATCTTTTTTTCTATTCGGTCCAACCGCTGAATGATCGCATCAAACTTGTCTTTTGCGTCCGTTTCATCCCACGTCAACCGATCTCCCAATCCGTCCACGCTTTTAACCAACGCAGGATTCTGTTCGACGACATCTTTAAGCCTAACACCGAAAGCCATCGCCGCCCACAAGGCGCCCGCCACCCCGCCCCACTTCAAAATCTTCGTCGCAATCATATCCATATCGTGGATGATTACAAATCTGCCGCGATCCGATTTTTCGTCCACGGATTTTATTTATACCCCTTGGCCTCTGTTAAATCATTCACCTGTGTTTGAAGGGCATCCACTTTCGCAGACAATTCCTTGACCGCATTGACGAGCGCGGCGATGACCGGGCGATCTTGGAAAGAATAGAATCCGTCTTTGTTCTGTAATGTGGCTTCTGGAATATGGGGCAACACGTCCTGGGCAGAGAACCCGGCATATTGGTTTTCCGTATCCAAGCCCGACTCCGCTTTCCAGTGGTACAGAATTGGCTGGATCCCTAAAATATCGTGGAGTCCTCGGGTGAACGGGCCGTCCACATCCTTCATTCGGATATCGGAAACAGAACTGATATTACCGTTTGCGTCAAACGTCGCTGTTCCCGCGCCAAAATTAGCAAAACGCACCGTCCCGCCTGTATGTAATTGCGCCGTCGGAACTCCTCCGCCTAGGCCAATTGCAAAATTCCCCATAGTAATCGCCGTCCAATTGGCGCGAATCTCCAACGGTACATTGAGGCCTGCCGCATCATTGACGGCGTTTATTACGACTGCCGTACTAATCGCCACCCCGGACCCAATTTGGATATCTTCGTCGGTTCCACCCTTGATTTGCATTACACCGGCCACAGGAGCAATGCCGACACCCACGCGATTTGTCGCGCCGTTTACGACGAGGTTTGTTGAATTGACGACAAAAGCTCCGGCGACCGATGTGGATATCGTTTGCGGTTTTGTCCAGGTATTCGCCGTATTCAAGAGAGGAACATTTGTGCTTAATACACCATCGGGCAGTGTATTGCTTCCCGTGATATTCGCCGCCGTCAGACTTGTCAACGCAGACCCGTTGACCGCTCCAAAGGTTCCCCCCGAAACACTACTCCCCGAAAGCGTTCCTGAGAATCCAGAGAGAGGAGAATCTATATACGCAAAAGTTTTCCGCGTAGGCCCCACATTTTGGGTAATAAATAAATTGGTTCCGTTCCATTCCACTACACCTCCCACCGGGGTTGCCAAGACTGTCCCAGAAGTAAGGGCCACAGCCGCAGTTCCAGCACTAGCCCCTCCCGCTCCCACCGTCACATTGGCATATGGGGCCAAATTTCCAAAAGCAACCCCTCCCGCCGTAAACGCCGACTGGGTGGCGCGTATTTCCAAAGGTATATTTGCATTTCCCGCGTCATTCACCGCCGATATTCCTACCGCATTTGCCAATGTAACGCCAGCCTTATCTAGAATGATATTCTTATTCGTTCCCTGATGCACTTGAAAAAGCCCTACGGCCGGTTGCGTCGTTCCAATAACCACATCCCCCGCCGTGAACGCGGTTGTGCTGGCGCGTATTTCCAAAGGTTCGTTTGTGTTCCCCGCATCATTTACTACTGAGATTCCAGCGGCCCCGGATAAAGATATCCCCGCCTGGTCAAAGATAATATGTTGGTTAGTCCCCTGCCGTGCGTCGAATAATCCCAATCCCGGATTCGTACTCCCGAATACCACATCGCCGCCGCTTTGATTGATCCGAAAATCACGAAACGCGCTTCCTTGTTCGATACATTCAATCAGGCCATGCCGCCAAGATGGGGTCGAAGCCGTGACGAGCGCAAACGTCCCTTGCAACGTTGAGTCATGTGGATTGTTGGCAAATATTTTCACTGCCCCAAATCCGCCGCTGGCGTCCACGTCTTTTGCCTGCGGCATTTCTATATGTAATCCTCCCTGGTCGAAATTCCAAGTGGAACTGAAACTGTTTTGCCCTATACTAAGACCTCCCCCCGTCGTCAGGGAAAAATTAGGGGTTGGGCTTGCGACACCAAATCCTACGGGCATGGAGAAAGTGTTTGTCGATGTCCATGCATTTGGGACCGCCAAAATACCCATGCCGGAATCGACAAGGTCGGCGTTGTTATTCCATTTCGTTCCCCATCCCAACGACCCGATGGTGGGTTTAACGAGGCCCAACCGCGTCGTGAACGTGTCCGCCCGCGCCCTCGGCGCCAATACCAGAAGTACTGACGCCGAGGCGATTTTTAGGAGATTCTTTTTTGTCATAAAACGCGCCATGGAAACCCTCTCTTAATCCGTATTCTTTCCCGTCCCCGCAATTTGCACGTTTAATCCGCCCGCCGTTCCCGCGCTTTCGTTCACGCGGATATAACGATGGCTTACAGGGCCAAAATCCCATGATGTCGTGGCCGCCGTATAGGGACTTGCGAATGTCACACTGGATACCGCAAAATCAAACCAGGTATTTGCGTCGTCGGAGAATTGCCACTTAAACCCAAATGTTCCGGTGATTGGTAATGCCGCTAATGTATACGTATGAGGCCCCGCCGTAGATGTGGAAGTCAAGACGATGGCGGATCCAGCCACGGCGCCGGTGGAAGTCGTCGCCAATCCGAAGGTATTGGCGTCATAGAGAATGGCAAAATAAGTCGTCGTGTTCGTCAATCCTCCAATCGCCAGCGTTCCCGTCGTATACAGAATCGGCAGACCGGTAGAGAGAGAATGGTTTGTTACCGTAATCTTCGTCCCGTTCAACGCCCAGGCTGGTGCCGTTCCGCCCTGGAAAGTAGAAGCCCCCCACACAAGATGCGTCGGCGGATTCGCTGTTGCCGTGAAAGCATTGACCCCAGCCGCCGTTGAAGTAGTAGAAACCACTCCACCTGCCGTCCATGTTGATTGAATGATTGCGCTTAACGCGCTATTCCCCATAATGGCGGTTGAAATGGCTTTGGCCGTCCCGGACGACGTATCCAACGTGGTCGTGGAAATATCGATCCCCACGGTCAATTTTTTCCCGTTGATGGTCACGGAGGCATTATCCACACCCCCCGTAAAATTGGCGCTGGCTATGGTCAGTCCCGTCGCCGCATTTTTCGTGATGGTAAATGAATTCGCCGCCGCGCCGACCGTTGTAGCGGTAGCGAATACAACCGCCCCGGAAGCCGATGCCGCGATACCAGGAAGACGATTCATGGTTTTGGCAAGATTCCCGGCTGTGGTCCCCGTATCCACACCTACTTTCCAATCATAGAACGCCCGTAACCGGATCCCATTCACAAAGAGGACCATGTTTTTTAAAGGGGCCGTCGATGTGATTGTGATTTGATCTGTAGCCGACACGCCCAACAATCCCGTATTATCCGCAACGGTCAACGTGTTTGTGGAAACCCCGCCGTCCGCAAAAGTCACATTAGCGATGGTCGCGCTACTGTACGCGGTTGTCGCGGCAAAAGCGTCAATACTTCGCCCGTTCTTTCCCGCCGTCAACAAATCCACCTGATACGTTTTACTATAAGCCAGGGCAGGTTCATTCACCACGTATTTCGAGTAAACGATGGAGGTGGCCCATACCCCCACGGCAACGCCCATCAACGCCAAGATGAGTCCGATTTTCTTTTTCATTATTTCCTCCCTGGAATTTCTTCAAATCTTGATGATCTTGAGAACAACTGCACTGGGTTGAATATTATTATGCCCAGCCCCACCACCCGCCGAAGATGTAGGGCCCGTTCCAAATGCCGCCGCGCCAGCGGCAATTGTCGCTGTCCCTCCCGGAACGTTAAAATCCGTGAAATTATGTGTATGAGCAGGCATTTCGTTCGTCGTCAAAACATGGGCTTCTTGTCCGCCGACGTTTCCAACCGCATTCCCAAGATCGGCTGTGCCGCCTCCGCCGGACCCCACAGCTACACGCCGCCGGAAATCCGGGATATTAAAAGTCGTCACCCCATCCCCTATCCCCCAGGTTGTCGAAATCGCCGCGAAAAGATTTGCATAGGTCGTTCGACTCACTGCCGATCCGTCGCACATCAACCAACCCGGCGGCGCAGAGGTTCCCGCAAAATCCAACAGAGAACCCGGGGGAGGCCCCTGTTGTAAAATCTTCCAAAACGCGGTATCGGCAGAATTCGTCGGCAACGAATTGCCCTGGTTGTTGTCCGTCTTTGAAATATACAGTTCCGCCGTCCCGGACTTCTTGACGATACTGTTGGTAAAATAATTGGTATTGGCTTCCCATTCCGGGACGCCTTCCTGAAACATATACGCCGACATATATGAATGAAGATAAAAAAGGGCGTTGAGGTCTTCCAAATAGGGCGCTTTGCTGGTATTGTTGATCGCCGCTTTTAGCCCCGTCAGCCATGCCGTTAATGCCTGGATCGTCGCCGGATCTTTAGTTTTTAAAGGAGCGTTGGCGGCCTGTGAACCAAATTCACCGAAATCATTGGTAGGCCCATCTCTCCCAAACAGCGTCAACAATGCACGACTTAATTTCGCCATCGGTCCTCCAATCTCATGCCACGATCACCAACACGCCCGCCGGACTTGGCAGACTATTCGTATCCTTCACGATCCCGAACAGCGTATCCGAGTCCCCAATATTATGGGTATATGTGATGCTCATATCCCCATTATCCGTCAATGTTACGTTCGTTCCGAAAAATTCAAACAGGATATTATCAATCTCCTGGAGGCTCAAAAACCGTGACTGTGATTCCGCCCGGAACTTAATCAGCCTCCGCAACTCATCATCGTTCATCGAATAAATGGGCCGCACCGCGTCGGCATACTGCAAAAAGAACCACGTTATCACATCCCCGTAAAATGCGAAGCCTTTTACCGTATCCGCGTCCGCTTCCCCATATACCGGCGTTGCGAAATAACTATGGGTCAAATCCAACCCGAATACCGTCCGCACCGCTCCGCGATAGGTTCCCAACAGATCGATCTGCAACCCCACGGCGGTATTGATATCAAACCCGTCACGCACCGCCGCCACAATTCCATCTGCCACACCTTCTTGTGTTAATACCCCCACCGTATTTCGAGCGTTGCTTTTGGCTCGATATTGGATGATCAAAAGATTTACATAATAGACCACCGCATCACTGAAATCGATGGGGGACGGTCCGCTATCATAAGGTCCAAAACCATACCCTCCAAATCCAAATCCGCTCACAGGATCGTTATCCGGCTCTGATCGGCCACGAATTTATGCTGAAAATCCGTCGGTGTCACAATATCAAACCAATTGGCTCCGTCCGCCGATACCTGGACGCTGGTTAAGATTCCAAGCGGCGCAATCGTCAGCATGGCGATCACCACATCCCCAATGTTCGGAGACTGATTTAATTTGAACTGCAACGCCGCCGCCAACTCCTGCTTGATCAACGTATTGTCGAACGTCACGCCGGGGTTTCTCGGCAAGATACTGAATCGCACAAAAAGGTTTTGAGAAATGGGCCGATCAAACACAGCCGTGAAAGTCGTTCCATTGGGCCGTGTGATCAAGAACGACACCGACCCTTTCATGGCGCATCCCGGGGCCTTTTTCGCATAGATCGCTTTTCCAATATCCGCCAAGGCCCCGTTTTCCACAATAGTCCAAATCCCATGAGCCGGAACGCCATTGGCCAGGGCGCCCGTGGTGTTCTCGGCCACCAGCGCATCCGTGACGCCATTGATATTCAAAATGGCGCCCTGGATGCTATCCGCCGGACCTACCGCCGCCAGATTGAAGCTTTTCCCATGCCGGATTTTCAGTTCAACGTCCGACTCTTCGTTTTCCCCTATCGCCGTGGCGATATTTGGATTATTGACGGAAGTCACCCCCAACGTGATGGTGACCTGATTCGTGATCGTATTCGGGATGGTTTCCACCGCCCCGATATTTTTTGCCCGGAAAGAGAAGGTGTTCGTCCCCGGTCCGCCAATGACATGCGTCGCCGCCAGAATAAACTGGTTCCCCGCATTGTCGGCTATAGTGAATCCCGTTCCCGCCGGATCATTGATCGCCGCATCCAATCCCGGCAACGTTAGGGCCCTATCCGTCACCACCACAATATCCGTAAAGGTGAACGTCCCCTGTTTCCGCGTTACTCCGTTGAGGGCCACCCGTTCATCTAACGCGATCCCAAAAGCCGTCACCGGCGAAAACGAATTATACACCGCGTTCAACAATTCCAAATAATCCGCCACGGACTGCGCCAGGATATTGAGGGCTTGCCCGTCCGGGGTGCTGGGGTCAATATTAATATCCCCGCCGTAAATCGTTTGAAATCCCGCCGCCAGAAACCCGAACACCTCATCAACGCTCTTGACTTCCAGGCCCGTATTGGTCAATTGATTCGGCATCTTAACTCCCTACGCCCGCCGCTTGCTGGATGATACTCTGAAAAGAAGCACTGAAAATTGTCTGGATATCATACTTCACCACAAGGATCCGCGTATCGCCCGTGAACTCCACGTCAATTTCGTTCACGGCCACGACGCCGAACGACTGTAAGAGGGCCGCTTTTAAGTCGGCGCGCAACGCATCTTTCTGCCCCTTATCCAGACGCGCTTTCCAATCCACCCCGTCCTGCAACGCAAAAAAACAGTCCCCGAACCATGACAAAATACGGCTACGCACGTTCTGTTGGATCGCCGCTTCGTCGAAGGCGTAATCATTCAACCCCTTCCCGAAGTGCCAATCGTTGTTGTCGTCTACCTTTCTTATAATCATCTTAGTAGAGGAGAGAAATAAATACAAGTTTATAAGCTTCCAACGCCGCGATGGACGCCGCGCTCAGGCCGATATTGGTAGTCGTGGTCAATCCCTCAATGACCGTGATCAGCCCATTCAACGCCAACAGCAACGTGGTTGCCTGATTCGCTATCGTCACCTTCCCCAACTTCTCCCCGACAATCGCCCCTCCGTATTTCATCGTCGCCTCGGTCGTCGAATAATTCGGCAACGTGCTGTTCAACGGGCTTAGGCCCACCAGCGCAATCCCATCGCTCAGATCGTGCGCCCGGCCGTCCAGAGGCACTGCCTGCCCGCCGTTCGTAAACCAGGCGTCCAGGTTTCTATCAGAGAACAACACCAAGCATGAATCGCCGGACGCAATCGGTAACTGCACCGACGCCCCGCCGCCCTGCAACGTAAACACCGGGCAATCCACCAAAATGGGATACGAGGCCACGGACCCGTCTTGCAACACGCGCTTAAAAGAAATCTGGATTTGTGCGGTTTTCTTCGTCCCGTCGAAGGTTTGAATCGTCCCCACTTTCACCGCATGCAACGTCTTAAAGACGTCCGTTTTTAACGACGCCATCACGTCGGGCATCTTCGGTTCAATGACGCTATCCGTTGTCAGGCTCATACCTGTACCCCCGTCAACGCGCTCAGTCCGTCCCACAAGTTCGCCGTCGTTACCACGCCCCCATCCACCGCCGCGCTAATCGTTCCCGAATGACGCACCCCTTCTACCCGATACTGCCCATTATTAAACCGTTCCGCGCTTTGAAGTTCTACCAGTTGCCCCACCGATAGCCTTGATTCAAACATTAACTCCACGTCCACGCGCCCCTTAAAACGTCGTTGCGCTTTCAGAAGCCCAGTCGAGCTTGACAGCAATGGTATCCCCGCCACGCCTTTTAGATATTCCGTCTTACGCAGGACATGGACCTTTTCTTGGTCGATGAACGCCGCGCCCCCCTGGTCTTGAGCGGTCCGCGTCAAAATGTCCCACGAATTTCCCACCAATGTGACCCCCCGCGTTCCCTGTCCGCTAAACGCGCCTACCGCTCCGGGGGTCACCTGGTTTCCGCTCATCGTCTTCATTAACGTAGTCATCATATCTTGCAACGTCGTCCCGGCGGGCAAGGTTTGATCTACCTGACTGGTCAAGATTGCTTTCCCGCCGTCAAACGCCTCTATCTCCGTCACCCAATCCGCCCGCCGCCGATACGAATAGGCGGACACAATGTTTCCCTGGTAGATCACCGGGAGTGGATTCTGCCCCACATATCCCGCCTGCAACACTACATGCCGGAACGTCGCCGTATCATATCTGTCATGGAAAATCTTTTTTCGCGTCTCTTCCTTCAAATTCAAAACCTGAAATCTCCCCGTATTCGCGCTTGACAGGGTTGTCCGTTGAACATCAAAATGCAACGTGATGGGGGAAGCTATCGTTACCGTCGTTCCCACATCATCGATTCCCACCGTCAAAATATAAATCCTCTGAAACTTCACGTCGGCTGACCGATCACGTCCGTTTCCACTCCCGCCACTTCGACGGCACTTAAAACGATCAATGACGCCCGCCCGTTAATGAAGTCCTGCTGATATACCGGATCCGCGCCGTCAACCGTCGAACACATCAACCCGAACGAAATCAGGTTCCGCCATTGCCGCAGAAGGTTAGGATGGACGCACAGATCGATCCCTTCCCACGAAAACGTCTTCCACGCGATATTAGCGGTCCATCGCTGGATCGCCGGACGGTAAATCAATCCAATCGTTGCCACCGTTCCATCTATTAAGGAAACCTTAATGGTCTGCTTGGCGTCGTCGGTTATATTGTCGATGGTTTGCATCGCGCTACCCTTTCGGGAGAAACGGTTTCACGCCCAAATTATAAAGCAACGTCGCGCCTTTCGTCTGCCCGTTATCCACCACCGACCCTCGCTGTGCCGCCGCCCGCCCGCTGAAATTCGCCTTATCCGTCACCGCCGTCTTCGTGTCCGCGAAACGCATCTGCTTCATGGTGATCGAAATATCGGAGGCGTATTTCGTCTCTTCGGGCTGGATGAACGAAAGGGCCTCAATCGCCATGTTGTCGAAGAATTTATAGGGCGTCTCCACCAAAAAAATCTGCCGAGACAACATCATGCTTTCTAGGAAGGCGAAGGCTTGCGTCTGCTTCGTATTCCCCGGATTCGCTTTCCCAAAAAACGCCGCAATGTTCTTGACCCGAGACAACCCCTGGTCAATCGTATTGACCGTGTTCTGCGCTTGTGTGAGGGCCTTTTGAACCTTTCCTAACGCCTGCGGGGTATATTTCCCCAACAACGCCGGGACCGTCGTTAGTCGGTTCTGGAGAAAATCCAGCACGCCGTTGATGCCCTGCGGCGGCGAAGCCACCAACTCTCCGACCAATCCCCGCAACATCACCCGCGCCGGACGCACCGCATAATGGTCATTGATCACGGAATTATCTTCCGCGTAATGATCGGTGATCTCCGCTTGTAACGTGATCGACGCTTCCCCGGCATAATCAAAAACAAAACCGCCAATCCCCACCACCGTTTTGGGCCTCAAAAAGGCAGGGCCACGGAGTGTCAACGAGTTAAGGAAATCCCCACCCTTTAAAACGCTCTGGAGGTTCCCCGCCGCGCTTTGAACGCTCTGAGACGCCGTATCAACGATGGACATTACTTTTGGTCCTGCTTCCCGTTCAACTGTGTCCCGGTATGGCTCAGGGTCCGCCGCAGATGTTCGTCTACCGCCGCGGCCGTGGCATGCGGGTCATCCGATCCGTGAACATGGATGCTCACATTCGTATTACTTCCCCCGCCCACATTTGCGCTCGACGGACGATGGAACATATTGATAATCCCTTGCGCCGCCGCGTCCCCAATCGACGCCGGATCGTTTATCAAGGCGTCCCTGATCGTTTTGATGCTTTCCACGAAACCCATTTCGCCCTTTGACTTCTTTCCGCCTAGGATTGTTCCGATGAGAGAATCCTTTCCCTGTTCATATCCCACCAAATCCTCTAGGACGGCCAGCAACGCGATAACAGCCGTGGTGACGGGCGCAAAGGCCGCCCCCAGGGCTAACGCGCCCGTGGCGAGCAACGGGAGGGCTCCTTGCATCTCCTGGAGACTTCCCATCAAGTCCGCAAAGCCTTCCAATAGGGGGGCCAGGTGTTGGAACGAAAAATCCTTAAATTCCAACCCCAATTGGTTTAGGGCAAGTTTCGCCTTTAAAAAAGACTTCTCCTGCTCTCCCGTGATCCCCGTCACCGTGCGCCCGAACTCGGCAAATTTTCGATCCGAAAGGCTCAGGACTTGCAACATTTCGGGGGACAAACCCATTTGCCCCATCAAATTCGAGGCCATGGCGCGGTCCATCCCCGGTAGACGTTTTCGTAATTGTTGTAAGACGCCGAAGGCGTTTTGGCGAGGATCGATACCCAGCATTGCGAAAGGAGAGATATTTCCACGGCCCAGCCGAATTTCGGCCAACTGCCGCTGGAGGTTTGATACCGAAGAGGTGACGGCCTCGGCGGAGACATTCGCCTGGACCGCCACAATTTGCCACCGTTGAAGTTCCCGCCACGACAACCCGGTTTGGGAACCGAACGCTTCAAATCCTACGGCCGCGTTCATCGCTTCCCCGGCTAGTTTGGACATTTCAAATTCAATGCCCGCCAACGCCGCAATCGCCCCTAACACCTGCACCGGAAGTTCCCCAATGGCCCGGGTGAACTCTTTCACCTTCATCGTCTCGGTATTGACGCCAAGGGTGACGAAAAGCTCTCCGATGTTCATTTATCCCCCGGGTAATTCAGGTTCAAATAGGCTTGCTCATAATCGCCCCGGAACTTCTCATACTGCAACGCCGCTACAACGATATCCGCGGGCCATTCCATGATCCGCATCGGATCGCCGCCCCCATACCCCGCCCGCGCCAACTTCAGCGCGATCATCAACCCGTCGTCTAGACGGACGGTGACGCGGGGGAGACGACCGGCCTTTTGCTGAAGGCCGTCTTCAACCACGAAGAAATCCGCTTGACAAAAGGGGCGCAATTCACCTTTACCACCGCCCACGCGATAGAGTAATAATCCTCCCGGGCCGTTTCCCCCACCGTCGGATCGTCAAAAAGATCGGGCCGAACCTTCATGTTGTTATAGACGCACCGCTCGAAGCACTTAAACAGCGCCTTTTCCACGTCCTGAGACGTGGTCGCCTCGATCAAGACATCTTTCAATGCCGCCACGTCCATTTGCAACACGTCCGGGGTGATCGGCAAATCCCGTGCCGCCCGGATGAGGGTTTTGTGTAAGGCCAGCGAGTCCGTGAAAGGGGCCAGCGTCACCACCAACTTAGCCCCGCTGGGCATTTCAAACTCTTGCGACCCCATTATTGGATCGACTCCGAAGTGCTGGCGAAGGCCAACGTATAGACCGCCACGCTCTGGTCGGCGTCACCTTCCGCGCTGGTTTTTGCTTCCGGGAATTTCTTGAAAATCCCGTTCGCGCAATTATGCACCTTGGTCGCCATTCCGCCCTGCCCGTCGCCCACACGTTTAGAAAACATGGCAGTCAATAATTGGAACGTGGAGAAATCTTGATTCTGTTGCGCCAGACGGCTATTGAGATACTTGTCGTCGGATGACCCCAATAGCACCCGCACCGTCACTTCCGACTGCCGCCCCTTTTCGTCCTTGGCGAAAATGGTGTTCCCGTTTTTAGACGCCTTGGCGGTCGCAAGGTCATTGGGGAACACAATATGCACCGCGTCTTGATCGGCAAGGTCGTTAATGACCCGACCGTCAATCAAGAGTGTATCGGCCCCGGTAAGTGAAACGGCTCCTGGCATGGTTTTCTCCTTTAGAGATTGACGTTGACGATGACGTTAGAACTGTGGATTGCGCCTTGCGTCTTTGCCGCGATTTGAATTACCGGGGCTTTACGCGCTTGCCTGTCGGCGTCCAACTGCTGAGTGATGGGCGCAGAGAAGACGTAATACCCGATATCCGCGATGTTGCGAATTAACGAGGCCGGATCCCCGAAGACGGTTGAGGAAGTCCATGACCCCGGCCCCATAAACCCGTTCCGAATTCCCTGGTCCAACACCTTTCGGTAGACGTTCTTGAGGGATTCCATCCCCGTTTCCGTCTGAGGAATTTTGGTGTTGGTCTGTTTCAGGAAATTAAACCCGGACGTCTGGAGGGCGAATTTCAGCCAAAACTCGTTATACACTTCGTCAAAGAAAGCGTTCTTTCCGCTGGTAAACAATCCAGACACGCCCGCGATGGACACGTAAACATCCACCCCGGCGGTTTGGGCCGCCACTAGGTTTGTCTGGTCCACCGTCTGGTCAGGCACTACCGTCGCCAACGTTTTAAGATGCATCGTCTGCGTCGTATTTGACCCGGAGAAATCGGTAGATAGGGCGCGTCCCGCATAGGCCGACGCCATAAGTTGCGTATCAATCGCCGTCCCATCGCTATAGTACAGGCCCCGCGAATGGGTTTCACCGCCCGACCGCAACAGGTCCAACATCCCCCCGGGCGCATAATCCGCCTGGGTTGCGGAGGCGTAAAACAACACCTTGTCGATGGACTGCATGTAGGTCGCCAAAGCCGCCAACCGCGCCCCGGTTAGGATTTGATCCACCAACACCCCGAAATAATAGACCGAGTTCAACGTCCGCGCTATCGCCGTCTCCACGAATTCCGCGCCGCCGCTGGCAAGGGTGATATACACCAAATATCCATTGGTCCCTAACGGATTGGGTTGTTGCGCGAAAAACGCCGAGGCGATTTTAGCCGCGTTAGAAGAGCTTCCAAAATCCGTTGCCACGTCGGTCGCGTTCGTGTAAATTTTAAACGCCGTGTTCCACGACGGCACATCTTTCGTGAACACCGCCGCGGTATTAATATTCGGCAACCCCAGCCCCGCGCTGGTACTTAAGATCGAAATATTGATGACGTTAGAAAGGTCCAACGTTTGGCTAGGCATTTATCGTTACCTCCGGGTCTTTAAAGTCGCTGTAATACGAAACCGTCTTTTGTTTCCGAGAGAGGGCCGTCATAGAAACCGTGATGGTATACCGCTTCAAAAACGCCGTCTCTTCCAAACTGCTCATGTCATTGAAAAAGGGGGGGATCCGTCCAAGATGCACGCTGTTAATCTCCTGCTGTTGCTGAGAGAACACCGAATGCAACGCCTGCGCGATCTCCTCTTTCCGGGTCCGGGCGCTATTATCAAAACTCATCGCGTCGATTTGGATGAGATACCGCGCCACAAGTTCTTGCACTTCCGTCATTCCGTCGTCTGGATTCGGCCCGTTGCTGATTGAATAGTTGTTGTTGGCGATGATCTTGATCGGATTCAAATAGGCCAGGGCGATATAGAGCCCTTCTTTAGGGATGGGCCACTTCTCGAAGCCCAACATAATATGCCCCGGCGTCAAGGACAACTCTTCCACCAAGATGTCACCGATGATTTTTAGGGGTTCACGTAATGACATTGGCGCTCTCTGTCAACTGGTATTCCCGGAAGCCCGCCGCGCCCCACTGATGGACCGACATAACCCGAAACCGCACGTTTGCCGCGTCCACCACAATATCGTCCACGTTCAATGCCGTCCGCGTCCACAACGACCACCACATCCATGACCGCTGGCCCTCGGGTTTCACCAGCAACTTTTGTTCCGGGATTGGGGCCATGACCGCAAAAAACGTGGTTGCGTCGGAGGTCAACTCTTCCATCTGAAAATCGACCGGGTCTTTGGTCACCCGGCGAAATTTCATCTGTCCCTGGATGCCCCATAAGGCGTCTGAGACTCTTGGGATCATACCGCCTCGACTTTTGAAGAAATGGACTTCCGAAGTTGCGCCGTATCAATCAAGGGGCTTTCAGACCCTTTCCGCCTCACTGTGGCTGGCTTATCGGGAGCCCAATTCCCAAAACCTGCGCTCCCGAAAGCATCCTGGATCGCGTTCTCCGCCGCCACCCCCAGCCGGGTCATCACCCTGACAATTCTCCCTTCGGCAATATCGTTTTCGGCCCCCGCAGACGTTTCTTTGATGATTTTTTCCGCCTGCGTATAAATCGGCATCCGAAGGAACGACCGTGGCGGGATTTTTCGGCTGGCGGATCCGAATTCGTGAACCAATCCCACCTCCGCGTTTGTCAAGACGTTGCTTTTCCGCGAAACCTTATTCCCCAAAATTCCGACCTTGACTACATACTTCTGCCCGCTTAGGGCCTTGACGACTTTATTTAGACGGTCAAAGTTGAACTTGAGTTCGCTCATTAGGGGCCTATCGGCGCGCCCGTATCGTTTGGCCCCGACACCACCGCCATGTTTCCCACAAGCCGACTAGACGCCATCTGGAGGTATCGACACCCGAAATCCGTCCGCATGAACTGCGCCAAGATGGGGTTACGGGTGATCGACTCGGGAAGGGCATAATTCAAGGTAATCGGCCCCACCGTCCGGCTCTGGATGGGCGCGCCGCCCGCGTTATCCAACCCGCCGCTTGCGCTGGCGTCCGCGCTCAATCCGCCCGCCGCCTGGATGTTTAAGGCCAAGAAGTGCGCCGCGGCCATAAGGAACGCGCCCATCACTTCTGTAGAGGCCCACAGGCTGGCATTAAACAGCGGTAGAGCGTCGTTGATCGCGTTCGTGATATCCGCGTCCATTACTTTATTCGCCGTCGTTCCGTAATGGAATTCCCGCTGAAACCGATTTTTAAAGTCGGTAACGGTGGCGGGGGCCGCCATTGGCTTTTACCGTCTCTTCGAGGAGGCTGGTTTAGTGACCGGGGCCTCCACTTTCGGCTCTTCCGCTGGGGCTTCCGCTTTGGGTTGCAACGAAGCCACTAGATCGGTGAGACGCTTATTTTCCGCTTCCAATTCGCCCACCCGCTTTTTTTGAGACGGTGAAATGGTGGCCGCGTCCACTAAATCGCGGTACCCATTTGCGCCCAACAATCCATACTTCTGGACCAATTCGTCAGGCACTTCCACCGTCTTTCCTGGCGGGATGCTGATTCCTCCCGCCAGGTTATATGCCCGTATCCCTCGATTGAAGATGCTGACTTTCCCGTTTTCCGCCATATCCTTTCCCCCCTTACGTATGATCGAAGTAGATCACTTCCCGAGGCCGATAAATCACCAACCCCGTGAACTGCCCCACGCCCGCGCCTTCAAACGAAATCGCCCGAGGCGTCGGGTTGATGAACTGGAACGGTACGGGTATGTCCATCCGCATCGTTTCCGCGTCTTCGTTATACAGCACGTATCGGAACTTTCCATTGGCCGAGACAAACCCCGCATTTTGCGCGGCGTTCCCATAGGCCAGAGGCATGATGCGGAAATCCGCACGCCCGGTGATCTTCTTGAAGAAGTTTTCCATATACGTGATTTTATCGACGATGGGGAAACCCGCCGAGGTTGCCGTTGCAAGGCCCGTCCAATCATCTTCCGGGACCACGAAACGGTTGGGCCACGCCGTGAAATTGGCGTTCCGACGATACACCGCCAGAACATTGGCCACAAACGTTTGGAAGTCGTCCGCGCTCAAGCTACTGAGGTTGGCAGGGATGGTTGTGGTGTCGATGGTGATATCCGAATTCGTCAGCAATCCGGGGACCAGCGTATCGGTCAACATCCCAAGGAACGTAACCTTCTGGATACCCAAATCCCAATTCTTTTTCAGGGCGCGGGTCTTTCCAGCGACGACATCCCAATTGGTAGACGCCAAAGCCAGTTCCAACTCGGGGATGCTATATTCGTATCCCTTGGCCCAGGTTTTGATCTTGGCGTTTTTGTTGCTCATCGCCACATCCACGTTAGCCAATTGCGATTGGTTCTGGCCCGTGTTGATGATCCCGCCTTCAAAGTCCCCGCTGATTGAGTACTCGAGGTTGGATCGAATTTCTTGCATCCAGGCGCCTTCTCCGGGAATGACCGGCACATAATCCGCCGGGGCGATCTCGAAGAATTTCTGTTGAATCGTTTTTGCTCGCAACGCCGTGGTGGTACGGATCGCGTATTGATATCCGGTAAGAGTCGGGTCCACGTCCCCGTTAGCGTTCGTTAATTTCCAAGGCTTTTGATCCATTTTATTCTCCTTTGGGTCCTGAGCCTTACGACGCTGGCACGGACGGGGTGGTAAGCATGATGGGAACGAGGTTCCCGGTCACACCGTTTAAAAGAGCAATGCCCCGAGGCTTCGACCCTGCCAGGGTTTGAACCGCGCTGTCAACGATCACGTCTTCCACCGTCGCGCCCATCGCAATCGTCGCGTCGGCGGTGAGATACATGACGGGGCCAAGGTTCCCGGTGATCTCCAAGACATCGCCCGTGGCGTAACTGTCCTGTTTGGAATTGAAGACCACATAGAATGCCTTGATATCGGTATTCCCTGCCGCTTTGATTTGAGGCATCGGCCCCGTGGCGGCGCTGTCTAAGATGACCGGTTGACCCGCCAAGATCGGCCCCGCTTCATTGGGGCTGACTTGCGCGGTGATCGTTCCTCGACGTGAGATCGTCCAATCCACCATGCCCCGGATAGGGACAAGGGCAAATTGGTTGGTATTGAGTGGAGTTTGAGACATAGGTTATCTCTCCTTTTTTTTGGTGGATGGCGCTACGCGGCCACTTTTTTCTTTGAGCCGAACATTTCTCGGCCTTTTTCCGCTTTTTCTTCCATCGACAACGGAGCGGCAAAATCAACCGGATCGCGCCGCCGGGTTCCGGCTTCGTCGATCCTATCAGCTTTCATGGCCGCGTTCTTTGCCTTTTCGGCGTCCTCGGCCTTCTTTTTAGCCTCTTCCTTCTCGTCGTGTTCGTTCTTGGCCTTATTGCACATCGGGCAATTTTCCAAATCCTTGTCCTTGTGGTCGCCGTCTTCGTGCGCCTTTTTCATGGACGCCTCAGACTCATTTTTGAGTTGGGCTTCGTAGGCCGCAGTCAGGACTGACACCGCAACCTGTTTGCCCTTATACTCGATGGTGTCCGTTTCTTTTAAAACCGGCTTTTCGTTCGCCAAAGCCGCGGCATCGGCAACGGCTTTCTCTTGGGCTTCATAGGCCGAGAGAGCCGCTTCTAGCGGAATTTCTTTCCCTTCCCGCTCTAAAACCGTCTTCTCAGATTCAATCTCCATCGCGTTTTGTGCCTTCTCTTTGTCGTCCTTCTTCCAGAATTTCAACTTCATAGTGCCTCCTTTATCTTTCGAGTTCATCAGGATCCGCACGCCTTCGTACCGGCCTTGCGGCACAATAGCGATGTGTTCATACTCTCCGTTCAAAGCTTCCCGCTCATAGGCGATGTTGTGATAGGTTCCGCCGTCCGTCCATTCGTTCACCGCGTACTGGCACGACGCCGAATACCCGCGCTCGATGTTGTCCAACGTCGCTGGATCCCACACCAACGCTTCGACATAATCCCACCCATCGCCCGGATCGTTATACGCCCGGATGATGATTCCGTCCGCGTCTCCATTCTTATAGGCGTTTGGATCGATGTCGCGGTGGGCGCGGTTGATGATGGGTTTCCCCACCAACGACTGCCGGATTCGATCCAAGAAGGGTCGCTGAATCAAAACGGTCGCGCCCTTCCCGTCGTTCAAATATTCGTAATGGACAAGCCCCGGTTCCAGATGCCGGATGGTAACGCTTTTCACGGACCCGTTTGCGTTCTTGAGCTTTTTTTCCAGCATCGCAAAATCCATTCTTAGACGCCCTCCATTTCGGCCACCGGATACACTTTCAATTCGCCGTCCGGCAGGCGCACTATATATTCATTTCCATCCGCGTCATTTGGTTGTTCGATCTTTCCCACCCGCCGGTCATAGGCCCCGCCACGGATACGGACGTAGGTCCCGTGCGCATGAAGGAACGTTCCATTTCCCATCCGGCCGTAAAGAGCTTTCCCAGCCTCAGCCCGTTCACCCACGTTTTCGAGATTTTTGATTCCCGCCGCTTCCCGTTCCTTCTTGACGCACGTATCGCAGATTCCGTGGGTTGTCCCGGTCTGAGAACTTGGCGTCGTCCCCATCTTCTTTCCGCACCAGGCGCATACACGCTCAAGATCGTTTTCCATCGCGCCTCCCTGAAAATTCCCCCCAACAACAAAAAAAGGCTGGACTTCCCAATATGGGGAAATCCAGCCCTAAGAAGCTGGGGGTTGCCGGGGCGCTCTAGGAACGCTAAGGGATGATCAGTCCCGCCCGTTTAAAATGGTCTTTCAAAAACTATGCCGCCCTTCTCACCTCTTGCGACCCCGGCAGAATGGGCCGCGCTACGCATCGGCAGTTGTAATCTTCGCCCGGGTTATTCCGCGCCCCCGTCGTCTTATCCGTAATGGGCGGGTTCGCGTAGGATTGTCGCGTCTTATCCAAATCCCGGTGATCGTGCCGCACGCGGACATCGTGTGAGGTCATCCAAATATAATCCGTCACCCCGATATCCTGAAATCGTTCCTGCCGAAACTTCGATACCAATAGGCTGGTTTCTTGACGCGCCAGAAACGCCGCCTTACTCTGCCCCACCTGAAACCGCGCCTTGATCGCCGGGATGAGTTTATCGAAACGATATCCTTGTTCCGCGTTATCCCGGACGACTTTCCGCAACCGCGGGATCTGTTCGTCCATCCACCCCTTGATCGCCAACTTCATATTCTGGTCATAGGCCCGCCGCAGATTTTCCTGCCCGCCCTGGCTGATCTCGGGATTCACTTCCAAATTTCGCGCCGTCACTTTCCAGGCTTTTTCCAGTTCCGTCAATTCTATATTAGCATCTATAGATTTTGTTTCAAGGGTTTTTTCGAGATTTTGGGCCGTCTCATCCAACGTCTTTAAGAGACGTTCGTGCGCGGACTTGGCGGTCGATAGATAGGCCGTCGCTTCCGCCACAACCCACCCCGGAACGCTGGACGCCGAGAGACGAAACACGCCCTGCTGTTGATCGAATTTAGCCCCCATCCCCAACAATATGCGGGTGATCGCCGCGTTGAATTTTCCGCTAAACACCCCCGCCTCATACTGCACGCGCCCTTCCCTCAAGGCTTTCTGCAACGCATCGCCGGGCGCGTTCTTCATCTGCACAATGTCTCTTGGCATCGGCTGGGCGGTCGCCACGTTTAACACTTCCAACAGCGGCAAAAATAACACGTCCCGTAATATCCGCAGAATCTGCCGCCCAATATCAGCCTCATGCTTCGGATGTAAACCAAACAACGCCGGATCGTTCATGAAGTCGCCCGGGTGACGTCCGCCACCACATGTAACGCGCCCGCCGTCTTGGTCAGGGGGTTCCCGGAGGCGTCCAAGATTTGAATGTCATAGTTTAGGTCTTGGTCCGCCAAGATTGCCGACGCCCGGCCTTTCAGCGTAATGGTCAGGTTGCCCGCCGTCGCGTCCGTCACCACCACCGACCCATCCGCGGCCACCACCGGATTAACCGGGGGCGCGCCGTTCAAAACCACCAATCCCTGCCCATTCCCAGACCCTTCTATGATCTCCACCGCGGCCGCGCTATCCAATAAATCAGGCGTCGCTTTCACCGTAAACCATAATTTCGTGCGCCCTGTAAGAACACCTAACCCTGTCAGCGCGATAACCCATTCGTCCCCCCGCAACACGCTTATATCTGTCCCCTGCACCGTGGCCACCACCTGCGGGGCCGATTGAGTCAATGTCCGCACCGGCACCGTCCAGACGCCGCCCGCCGACGCCGGATCCAAGAAATAGGCCGTCTTATCCAGGTTCACCCCCACCAACTGCCCTTGAGTGCGTATCTGCCCTAACGGGGGTTGGTCGGTAATCAACGGACCTCCTCCCGCTTGCTGATAAAATAATTCCGTCGTCAACACGCCCGTAATCTGAGAAGGATACGCCACGGAATAATAGCCGCTGGCGCCCTGCGGTGACAATACGATGGCGTATTGCGTCCAGTGGGCCGCGTTGAACGCTTCAAACACCAACGTGACGTTATTCCAGACGGTCCCATTCGGGTGATGAATCACCGCGTAATAGGTCCCTGGGAAAAAGATGGCAAGTTCTATTGGATAGCTCACCCGATTTGCTCCTTAATTTTCCAATTCCACGACCAATCCGTCCTGAATGATTGACCCGTCCGCCGCGCCTAATCCTACACCAATCCCGGATATCGTGATGGTGGACGTATCAATCTCCGACGCAGACCCCGACTTTCCATCCACGGAAAACTCATTGTTCCTTAAAGAATCCGAAGTGAATTTTTGCATAGAAGGTCCGGTCTTGATCACCGTGGCGGTGAGAGCCCACGCAGACGCCGTGGACGTGAAATCCGTGCTATTGTCCCAAATTATCGTGGACCCGAATTTTAATTGAGGTGCCACAGGCCCCCCAACCACGATATGGCCCCACGCCTTGATTTTTAAGATGGACCCCACATGAACCAAAGAAGACGCCGGAACAGCGCAAGAATCCAAGACAGTAGGTCCGTTACCAATTTGACCGACCGATCCAGTGCTGAAACAAATGACTTGTGATCCGCCGGTGGCGGCGGTAAGTTGAATTGATCCATTTGGAAACTTATATCCTCCGTTTTTTGATTCGATGGGACCATTCACGGTCAACGTACTGCTGATGATGGGAGTTCCGATTCCGACCCCTGAATTTCCGACGCGAAAAATCCGCGTTCCGCCGACATCGAAGAGGAGAAATCGTCCGCTCGGGTCATGCCCGAATACCCCGTCAGGGGCGCGGTTGTCGATCCAATAAATACCGTCGTGGTTCCCCTCATTCTCAAGAGTAGGCTCTGTCATCTGAGTCTCAAGGCCCGTCCCGGCGTTGAAAACCTGACCTAACGCGCCGTCTCCGTGTCTCCCCCAGGAAACGTTAGCCGTGCCGTTGTTTATGACGTTCTGGACACCGTTGCCAGTGGAGAATCCGCTCAACGGAGAATTTATAGACCCGAACTGCGGACGTTCTCCTATCACAGGGTCAGGCAAAAGGATTTGAAACATCCCCACCGCCGTGCTAGTGATCCTCACACCCTCCTGCCCGTCCACGCTCCAAGACGTGAAATTGTCGGCCCTAGCCGCTCCGCACAATGCCAGGATGAAAGAAACGAGGGTCAGTTTTTTCATGTCAATTCAACTGCGCCGCAGTCACGGGGACCGATATCTTCCCGCGCCGCGTTCCGTCCGCCGTCTGTTTGTTGGCTTCGGCTATGATGTGCGCCGCCTCCGCCGTCAAAACCGTCTTGAAAGCCGCTATGACGCTTGCTTGGTTGATGAGATTCCCGGTCCCATCTATCGCCAACGGCCTCCCAGCCGCGTCTTGAGCCACGCTTGCGCATACAACACCAGCGGCGCTATCCACCGCGCAAAGAATCGCATGTCGAGGGTTCCCTGCGGCATCGAAAACCACGCGGACGGAAGTCACTTGGCCGTTTGGAATGAAAATTGCCGTGAAAGTAGCCCCGGCGTTGATTGAAAGAACAGCAACCGCCAGAATCGAAGCTAAAAGTCTCATATCATTTCCCTCCTTGGATTAGTGCCACCCATCGCAATGATAATAAATCTTTCCACTGCTCAGTGCCACGCTCAGCCCGAACGTCACATCGTTGACCGTGACGGCTGAGATGAACGTCAGAGATGTCCCGGAACTGGTTATCGCCTCGCACACCGGAGCGTTCGTCCACGCGGACGTGAACGTTAACTTACATGAGGTGGGCGCGCCGCCCCCCGTAGTGATCACTCCACGACTATCATTCCCCACAAACGTGGGGCCTGTTCCGCACGCCGTGATCGTCGAAACCGTTCCCGTCCATTCCGTGTGCGCGTTGTGCAAGATGAGCGTGTCCGTGAACCTGGCCGATTCCACATCCCTAGAGATAAGGCTCAAATCTCTACTACTAGCCCCCGCCCACCCTAACCCAGTATGACATCCAGACGCTCCCCCCTCGCAAAGGTCCGGGACGGTAGTGCTACCGTTCCCAACGTCGATCTTTAGAGCGGTATTGGCGAACTCGTATGTGGTGTTGTTTCCGATGATTCCAGAAATTGAACTACTATTGAAAGAGAAACCGCTCCGCCATCCACCGAACGCTATATTCCCTCCGATAGAAGGGGGGCCGCCCAACACGGTTTGTTGCGGCAACGTCAGTTCACTTCCATGAGTGGCGTCGTTCCAGAACGTCGGCAGTTCAGGCATGGGGTTGGTTCCGCCAGCCCCAAGTTGGAGATTGTTGGTTGTGGCCGTTATCGTACTCCCGGTGTTTCCGGTGAAACTGTATCCTAGAGCCGTGACGTCTTGGTTGAACGTGTTCTGTCCCGTAAACGTCGTAGAATCTCCCGCCTGGACGCCTCCGCCGCCTGCCGCCGACCACGAATTGTCACCACGGAAAAACGTAGTAGCTGAAGGCGTTCCGGTCGCGGACACGTTCGTCGTGGTGATGGTGACGCCTCCAGGGAGAGCCCCATTTGATATATTGGCGGGCTTCAAAGAAGTCAACGCTGACCCGGACCCCGAGAAAGCCGTTGCCGTGACAGTCGATCCGTTTGTGGTCACGTTCGGCGAAGTCGCCAAATTCTGCGATGCGTCCTCATACAACATCCGATTCGCACCCCCGCCGGTGATCGCGTTGCCAATCGTTCCGCTACTGCACACGTTCGTCATTTGAACGTTCTGCGCCGGGCTTCCCAATAACTGCGTCGCAGACGTTGAGCAGTTCACCACGTATACGGGCTGAACCACGGACGATGCCATTGCTTTTCCATATACCAACGCCATCAAAGAAATCATCAAAAGACATCGACGCATGGTTCCTCCTTAAATTCTCTTTCCGCCTGCAAATTTGTTCGCACACATCCCGAAAACAACCACGCGGCGAATATAATCGCCAAGACAACGATGACGACCGCTACCGATCCGTTGCGAGTATCCAGGGGTTTCCCCAAAATCATCACTGCGTCTTCCCGTTTTCGCCCGGATCCTTAATGATCAACCCGGACCCCGATTTGTAATTTCGCACCACATCTTTGGCCAATTCCAGCATCTGATAGCAAAGGCCTTTCTCTCCCAATGGGCCGATGATCGCCACATGATTCCCGTCCGCCTTCAACTGGATGATGATTTGAGCCACCGCGCCCGCCGACACCTCATTCTTCCCGTTTTCGCTCAGATCCATTTTCTTTGCCACCTTCCTCTTGATCGTTTCCGCCCAAATCCGGGCGCTCAGCTTCCATCCCAGCCCCCACCGCCGTGGGGATGGTCACGATTTTCGCTTTACTCAATTCCTCCATCACCTCTTGCGCCGTCATAAGCCCGCGGTCATACAGCATGGTCATCCGATTCTGCAATGACGTCTTGACCTGTTCCTCTTCCACCGCGCCCAATACCCGCAGAGGTTTGAAGCTGAAATCGAAGTCAATCTCCGTCCCGAAGAGGTGAACGCACGCCAGAGCAATGACCTTACGGATAAGCGGCCGCAACTTTTGTCTGACTTCACTTTCCACCATGGCGTTATAGTTTTCAATGTCGTCTTCCCCCGAATTAAATCCCGCCGCCGACAATCCGAAAAGTTTCGCCATGGGCATCCGCATGGCCGACGCGATCCCAATCCGATTTTCTTTCATCACCTCCGCGATTCCCGTGAAGGTGATCTGCTTCTGCTCGTAATCGTCCAGTTTATCCAGTAGAAGCCCCTTATTGAAGCTCTTGAGTTGTTGGGCCTTTTGGATCCGCTGAAAAATCTGCTGAGTCCCGGTATCCGTCAAGAGACTGGAATTAAAATTCTCCATCTTGAAGATATCTACTTTCGCCTCTTGGAGCAGTTCATACAGGACGTTCTTGGTCCGAATATAGAGGTTGAAATCCTCTACCATCCGTTCCACCTCCGACATCCCCCATCCCTGCAACTGCCACCGGATGACGTGCGGGGCATTCTTCCCGGACAACGTGAACACCCGCGAATGGTGGATTTTGTTGCCATAGAAATTATAAAACTCAGAGAATCGGGCGTTGTATTCTTCAATGGGCGTCCGCGCTATGCCGTCGCTGTCCTCTGCCTTATACCCGGCCCCCAACTCCCACCGATTCGCCGGATACAACCGCATCGCCTTGATGTTCTTGAAGGACAAGGGCGTCTCGGGGTCTTGGTTGGGGATGTTCACCACCAACCCCGCGCCGCCATACAGCCTTGCCCACGTTCCCGTCTCCCCGATGCTGGCCCCCACGTCGTTGTCTTCAAAGAAATCCAACAGCTTTTTGATGTCGATGGGGTCCATCTGCTTACTGGCAATATCCACCCCGCCGCGCAAGGCATCCAACACCGGCATTTCAATCGCCGTCTGGATGACCCCATGGGTCTTATAGAAATAAGTGAGCGTCAACCAATCAAGAGTGATGGGCGCATAGATATTGTTCTGGATGATTGGATTGAAGCTGGTGAGGTTTGTCTGGATTCCAAGAGCCTGCGTCAAATCGGTGAGCGTATTTTTCAGCACCGCGCTTTTCTTGAGGGCGTTCTGTAACGACTCCGCCCGCAACGCCAGCGCCGCGTTATTATCTAAGAGGCGATCCACCACCGCCGCGGTTTTCTTTCTCATACCCATGCCCAGCCCGCCGCGTCGTCGTCCAACGCCAGGAAAAGCGCGTCCCGCATATCCTCATGCTGTGGTTTATTAATCGTCAACTGATGCACGAGTAAGTCCTTTAACCGGAGATCGATGTTCTTGTTGAGGAACACCTTTTGCGTTTCAAAAAATCGGCTCTTGTTTTCCAGGTTGCTGATTTTGTCTCTGACGCGATCAATTTCTTTGACAGGTAGGGCCGTTCGTCGTTTCACTTCCGCCGCGAAATCTTTGAATCCGCCTATCGCCTCAATCATCGCCCGACTGATGCGACGCTCCGACGGCTGATCCTCCCGGATTTTTTCCAGCAACCTTACGCGCCCGTCCAGGCTTAGGTGTTCGTTCCACACCGCGTCGATATAGAAACACGCCGTCTTGCTGTCCGCATGGCGGCACTTCCAAATGAGGACAATACCAGTATAGTCATTTTCCATCTTTTCGCCAATAGAGGGATCGACTCCCAGGCGCGCATCCAAGAATAAAAAGTGTCGGTCGAACTTGAGGGTCGCCGGATCGTATTCCCATGAGGGCTTCCCTTCCGGGTAAAGCCAACCGTGCTTAATAATCGCGCTGGTGTCGTCCCGCCGTTCGTTCTGGTATTCCCGAAACCAAATGACCGAGGGCATCAAGGCTTTCTCGGCCATGACATCATCCCAATTTTTAAGCTCAGGCCACAACACTTGCTTCTTTTCCCAATCCAGAACCACCCGGAACGTCCGCGAATTCACCTCCGCCTTACTCTTCAACTCCTCCAAGAGATCGACCTTATTAATAGCCGTCCCTTGCACATGGACGCTGGTCTTCCGATGTTGGGCGCGGGCCGGGTAGAGTGACCCCCAAAACCAGGCCGTCTTCTGCTGAGTGCTTTCTGGATTATTGATATCCAACTCATCATACAGGTCATCGATGATGAGGTAATCGGGCCGCACGTTGTTATAATTCAACCCCCGGATGCTCTGCCCGGCGCCTATCGCCGTGAAGATCACGCCATTGGTCAAGACAAACTGGCCGTCTGTCCAACGCTCTCCCATCTGGTTCCCATACAATACCTGGATGAACGGATTTAGTTCGATCTCCTGCTTGATGCTCCGATTCACCGCCAAAGCCTTATCCCCGGTGGACTGGACGTTGAGGTAATGCTGGAATTTGCGGGGTTCGTTGAGGGCCTTAAAGATGGGGATGAGGAAACACTTGATCGTCGTTTTGGCGCGCCCTCGGGGGGCCTCTCGATTCGTGAACGCCTCATCTTGAATCGCCACGAAATCGCCATGCATCATACTGTCAAAGGGTCGGGTGAACTTGTCGGGGAACAACATCTTCCCCCACTCCAACACGTCCCCCCGCTCTGCGGCCTGCCGCGCCACCTCGCAGACCGCCTGGAACGCTAACTCTTGCTCTTCCTCTGGCCTGAGCGATTCAAGCAGGCTTGGAGGGTTCATCCGCGCTTTTCCCAAACCGCGCCGCCAATTTACGCAGGGTTTCTAGGTCCAGGTTCTTGAGGGCTTCCACGCGCACCGCCCCATGCCCGTTTAACTGCACAGACCGACCACCAGGGCCGCTTACCTCGTGCCGTTCCTTGCGCCCGAACTCATCATAAAACTTCCTTTCCAGCCACCACGCGGCCGCTTTCCAATCCCGCCCCGTGGCCTTTTGGATCCGAACGATGCACCGTTGCTTGGTCTTAAACTCCGCCGCAATGACGGTATCGGCAAAGTCGGGTTTCTTCATCCACTGGTAGAAGGTATCTGAGTTGATCTGGAGGATTTTACAGGTATCCAGTCGGCTCATCCCCGCCGCCAACTGCTCTACCACCTTCCCCACCATTTCCTTGTTATATTTCATAATTCCATCCATTCCTCTGGCATCGAACGCCATCGCTTCCCGCATTTACAGCACCACAACCACTCAAAATCCGTCCCCACCTCTTCATTATCCCCGCATTCCGGGCAGGCAGGGAGGTTCACTAAATCCCCTGAGCCATTATCGTAACGCGGCAACATTATTCCAACTCCCACCGGAAGAATCCAAAGATAAAGAGGGCCACGCCCACCAGGACTATAACCATGATAATCCGCCCGATCAACTCATCATACCGCCCGTCCCAACGACCCATCACACCCTCCGACCCGCTATATTTTAACCGGGTGATATTTCTTAATCACCGCGCTTTTTGGCGCTTTCAACCCCACATGACGAGTCGCGGCCACATTCACCCCTACTACCAGGCCTTCCTCCCCCTTCATCACCTTACCGCCTATCACTCGCTGGTTGCGCTCCAAGATCATCCCTTCCAAGAGAATCAGGTAGGCCACCAAATCCTCAATTTTTTCGGTCATTCGCTCCACCAACACGGGGCCGCCCCAGGCGATATCTCGCACCATATCCCCAATCGATACCCGATGTTTTTCCGCAAAACCCAGCAACGCCTCTTCGGGTAGCCCCTCCAGCGTCAACGCCGCTCTCCGAAAAGCATGGAACACGTCGTCACGCCTGGAATATTCAATCCCTTTCTGTGTCAACAGTTTTCCAATCCGATCCAATGCAGAGACCACAACACTTTCAAAATCCTTTTTATTCATATCGCCCCCTTTTGATTTATTGTTTCACCGTCATGTTTCACGTGGAACGTTCCCCATTTTGACTCCCTGGCTCCGGGAGAGGTGTATCTTTATGCGCCGGACATAAGAACACCACCCGAACCTTGGGCGGTTTACCCAACTCCCGCTTGATTAACTGGTCCGTGCTGACACAACAGGCGCACCGCCGGATCCGCCGATCATCAAACCACCGCATGACGATCCCCCGGGCCATGTGATTGGCGTATTCATATACCACCCCCCGGACCAAGGAATTTGGATCGTTGAACGCCTTTTGAAACATCGCCCGACGCCGGGCCTGCCGCCGCTCCCGCCAGGCTTTAATAGGACTTTTCATTTTCCGCGCCACATCAGCATTAAAAAAGTGCCGATGGATATTACAACCCCCACCCCCGCCACAACCAACGTCATCCCATCCCCCAACCCCTTTTTTCCCGCCTGGGCCGCTTTTATCATCACCGACAATGTTTCGATCTTTTCAAAAATGGACTGATGCGTAATTTCCGCTTGAATCCGCAACGATTCAAGCTTTTCCGCTCCCGCTTTCTCAATGACAAAGACCTCACTCCGGGGCATGAAATTCTTCTGCTGATCCCCCAACACCGCCCGGAATTCGTTGATGCTATCAAACCGCTTTTCAGCGGCCACCTCCGCCTTAAGAATCGCCCTGTCCGCCGCCTCGAATGATTGGTCAACCCAAAGTTTCTGCGCCTCGAAAGCCAGTTTTACCCCCCTATCTAGATCGGCAAAGCGTTGGTTTATTTCTTGGCGCAAATCCATATGAGCCCGATCAAGATATTCTTTCAACGTCTCCGAGGTCCAGGCAGAACCTTCCATTCAAACCCCCGGAATAGGCGCCACGATCCATGGGTTCGGATCGAAGGTTTTTTCCTTATCGCCCCGCACCATGGCCTTGCTTTCGCCCGTATCCACCCTTACGATCTCGGATCCCCATTTCTCCTGGAGAAGCGAAAATTGTGCCTTTTCTTCCCGCACCGTTCGATACCCCGCGCACCCCCCGGTCTGCTTATTGTGCTTTACCAGGTATTGGTAGGCGTTGAATCGAAAGACCACGCGATGCTTTTGGAGCGACTGCAGGTAGAAATCAAAATCCTCTTTCAGCCGGAACGTCTCATCATACCGCAACCCGTCGCCCGGGCGGACCCCGCAAAAGCTCCCGAGAACGGGCCGCACCGTGCAAAAAGGTGTATTCTCCCGGTAGGCCCCCTTATCAAAGACCATTCCCATCCCCCACAGATGTGCTCCCCACTGCTCCGCCATGGCGAAACCCTTCTCTAGCAACTCCTCGACTTCTCCCGCGTCCAACTTCCGGGACCGCTGATTTTCCCAGTGAAACACCCCAGTACAATCATCGTCGATCATTACGATGCCGCGGCAATCCTGGTTCTTCTCCAAAATCCAATTACGCACCCTGGCGATATTCCCACGCAAGTTGTCCGGGCAGGCCACCACCTTATGCCCGGACTTTCGGTACGCCGCCGCCTCGAATTCATGTACCACCATGGTCACCCACGGCAGGTAAACCGCCGTATCCACCAACGACCGCCCGCGCTGATAACTGGGGCTGAACACACGTATCTCGTCCGCCGCTTTCACCGTGATGCCTTAATTTTCTCTATCGCTTCCGGCCCTGGCAACACGCGCCCGATCCCTTTGGCCCAGGGCTTGCCGTTCCGCCGTCGACTATACACACCGTCCAATTCAAAGAGCGTTTCCGCCTGCAGAAAGTCCGTTTCGTTCTTAAAAACCAACACAATATAGTTATTGGCTTCCCCCAACTCTTCGGAGAATTTAACCTTCCCCTCCACCTCTACGCCATCTTTCCCCAACAATTCCTCAAGTTCATCGCCGTCAAATCCCGTCACCGATAAATCAATATCCGCGTCGTCCATTTCTTCCAAGAGGTTCCCCAGCTTCTTTTTATCCCACGCGCCCCCGATCTTATTGAGGGCCAAATTGAGCGCCTTTTCTTTGGCGGGTGGGAGGTCCACTACCCTTACCCGCGTCTTCTTATGCCCCATCGCTTTCAGCACCGTAAACCGCTGATGCCCCCCCACCAAATGTCCTGTGCGCTTATTCCACACCAGCGGATCCACCAACCCGAACGTATTGATGCTCTTCTTGATCGATTCATAGGCCGCATCGCCCGGCCGCAACCCCTTCCGTGGGTTATAGGGCGCGGGATTGATCTTTGAAAAATCCACGTCCATTTCTTCCGACTCCCTAACGACCATCACTCCTCCAGAGAGACTTCATCGCATCGGCAACAATTCGGGCATCGCGTACATAAATGACACGGGTACAGATCGCGTAACGCCCGGCATCGGCAATTCCACACCACCTGGACCACCACGGGCGTTATCCATTCCCCGCGCAAAAAATAAGGCTCCCCTGGAATTTTATCGATGTTAACGCGCCCCCGACAACACCCACACAGCGGGTGTTTGAGCGGGGGTCCGTAATCAGTTTCTGTTTCTTCCGTCGCCGTCAACACAAAAAAAATCCCGCCCCGGGGCCGAGAGTCCCCAGGACGGGACGATTGGGTAGAATGAAATTTGGGTCGCCGTCACCCCTCTATTAAAGCATGTATTGCTTTTTTGGTCAACCCTCTATCGGCTTAATATTGATCGCCTTAGCCCCGCGCTCTCCACGCACCTCTTGGAACTCCAGCCGTTTTCCTTCCTCCCCCTCCAAATGTTCCTTACCATTTCGATCCAAGAGGATTGCGCTATGATGGAAGAAAATATCGCGCCCTTCCGACGTGATGAATCCGTACCCCTTGACCCGATTATACCACTTCAAAGTTCCGATCATTTTTTACACCCCTCCCTTTTCTTTTATTTTCTCTTCTGACGTATCGCCACAACATCACCAGATAGGCCACAAAGAGAATCCCTATGGGCCAGAACATCCCGGACAACAACGCGCCGAAAAACCCCAACGCACCCACCGGCCACATCAGCAACAATTGCGCGTCAGACGAAATCCGCCCCGCGTTTTCCCCGGACGCCTCCGCTTTCAAATCCTTCTCGGGCATCGCCCGCTGATGCCGTGAAAAATGATTCGCCTGCGGACACGTCGCAAAATGGCTCACGAAATACATCGCCTGGTCCGTATTAAATTTTTGGTTCGCCCGCGCTAGCGCGAATTCATTCTCCTGCGTCTGCGTCACTTCATACACGGGCGGCGTCGTATCCAATGGGATATTCGTTCCCGCAATCGGATCCGTCGCCCACAAGATTGCCTTTCCACACCCCCGGCATTTTGCCATTCCCATTATACGCTCCTTTTTCCTTTTTTACATCACTTGGACGTTTTTTCATACGCGCACCACCACGTATTTAATTTCAGGATGATCATGCAACACCGTCGCCTCCAAGAGAAGCCGTTTCAGTCGAAATATTTCCGTCGCAAACCCCTTCACCTCATGCAATTCGATCCCCCCGTCCGGCATCACCACCTTAAAATCCACGAAATAGTTGGCGATGTGCTGGCCGTTCACGTCCAGGCTTACTTTATACTGAGGCTCCCAGGACGAAATTTCCCCGGCTTTTATTTGGAAATCCAACTCCTGAGCATACCGCGCCTCGGCCTTTGAATGATACGTCCGGTCCCCATACCGCTGTGTTTGGGTTCCCTTCACCCGGATTTTTTGGCGTCGATCTTCCCGGATGACCCGGAGATAGCGTTCCCGATATTCTGACATGTGCAATCCTTCGTTCTTTTTTTACAACCCGGACAAATATGGGTATATCCAAAACGCGATACCCACCATGGGGTCCATTCACGCCCACACTTACAAGGTCGCTTTGCCATTTCTAAGGCACCCCCTTCTTAAATTTTGCCCGTCTCTCCGGGCTGTCACGCCTGATCTGTGGTCCGGTAAACTTAGTTTAGTTGGGTTCATGTGGCCCCCTTCCAAACATCATACCGCCTTCTACCTCCTGGCGTTCTCGTGGCGCGTTTACGCCCTTCCACTCGGGGGCGGCGTCCTATCCCGCAATTCGGGCCGCAAAGACTCCTGGATATCACAGGCGCGGGGTCTTAAAATCGGCGGAGAAAGTATTGGGGTATTGGCCCAGCTTTCCCCGCTTTAGCGCCGGTATTGTTTGCCAGCGCATTCGGTAACGCGGGAAACGTTCGTTAGGGAAGCCTGTTTCTCCGAACGTTCTGAATCACCGAAAACCAAAAATCGTTGGACGCCGGTAAATTTAATCCTTTTCTTCCTGAAAAGATTTTCCACACCACCGACAAAACCTTTCCCACTTCCCATCGTCTGCCGGGATCCGCCACCCGAGATTTGCGCCACAGAAACCACAAACCCATGCCTGGAAATGCGTCCGGGCGCATTTCGTACACATCATTTTAATAATCGCCTCCGGCCTTTTCTCCATCTAGAATCCCTGCAATCCGTAAAGCATAAACGCCTCGGCTAACCCCGCCTCTTTAATGAATCGCACATTCTCCCCTTCGTTGATGATATCGGTTTTCAACGCCATGCCGTTTTGTGTTTCTTCCAGCCAATAAATAATCATCGTCTCCCCCCTCGCGAGACAACAGCATCGCGTTTAAATTTCACGCGGACAAACGAAAGTGCAGAGAGATAGTCTTTTTCGATATCCTTCCCCGCATGAACGCAGTGGACCTGCTTTTCAAATTTTTCTATGGTGCTGAGAAAGCATCCAGTCGAAATCATAATTTCCTTTTTTTCAACCCAAGCAGTCATAATGGCGTTCCGCGAACCGATGGGACCTATCATTAGATATTCGTTTGTTTTTTTAAGGCTGGCCGCGCCGGATACCCGGGCCGCGCCGGATACCTGGGCCGCGCGGGATACCTGGGCCTCGCCGGATACCTGGGCCGCGCCGGATACACAGGCCGCGCCGGATACCCAGGCCTTTCCGAATACCTGGGCCGCGCCGAATACCTGGGCCGCGCCGGATACCTGGGCCTCGCCGAATACCTGGGCCGCGCCGGATACCTGGGCCTCGCCGAATACCTGGGCCGCGCC